TCATTGTCACAGAAGCCCTTGAAGGTCGGTGACTGATAGTGAATCTTCTCACCGATGCTCAAAGCCTGTAAAGCGCCGATGACGTAGCATGGTGCAAGGTTGACCCCATGGATACCTTCTCGAAGGCTAAACGACTCGCACACTATCGTAAACTCGCTTGGGTCGATCTCGGTCTCGATCCACCACTCGATAAAGCCATCTAGTCCATCCGGAATCTGCCCAGACTCGATTAGCCAGACATCCGACTTGTCATAGCCAAGTGTTGCAAAGCCGGTCGTGCCACCGGGATCAAATGACAGAATTGGCTTATTCACTTTGACGCAATGCCCCTGCTGATTTTAGTCTGGCTAATGCCCGTCAACTTCTCGACCATACCCTGCGACGTGCCATCTGCGACAATTTGGGAAACAAGGCTGTAATCAATTCTGTTGTTGATTCTGTCATGGAAGCACTGCTTGATTTGATCTAGGGATTTTGGGTTTAGCCTTCCGCCAGTCTTCTCTGTTTTTTTGCAGAGCCTTGCAGCAGTCTGATGTGAAATCGAGTTACCAGCAAGCACAGATAACTGTCTTGCAGAGAAGATGCCATATTCGCCAATGTTCTCGACAACTTCAAACAGTTTGTCTCGGTCAAGTTTGCTGGCGTGATCACGAAGCCAGATGGCTTCGTTCACCGCGCGAAGAATGAGTATCTCCTTATCCATGAGCCACTTCCAAGAACAACTTGTTGTGCTCGTTCATCAAGGTCATGCGACCCTGCGACTTGAGTGCTTCTACCATTTCGTCAAACTCTCGCTTTCTCTTGTTTCCAAAACGCTTGTAGGCTTCTTCGTAGCGGATGCGACCGCCCTTGGTGGCAACCAGTGCTTCGAGCGAATCGACTTCGCGCTGCCACTCTGATGCTGAGATCGCGCCAGCCATGCGAACCAAGTTTCTGAACCAATCTTCTGAGTAGTGAATCGCAATCAAGATGTGCTTCAGTTCAACTTCATCAGACTTGTCATACATCGCGAGCAAGACTGCACACTTCCAGATCGATAGCGCGAGTCGCTGTCGCGATGGCTCAATCGATTCTTCTTGCTCGTGCCCTGCCGTGAAGTTACCCATCTCCCACTTGAATGCGTTGAAGCGTTCTAGGGCATCTGGGGTCAAGCGTAGCGGGCGTGGAAATGGCGCGCCCTTCTTCTGCCAGAACAGGTATGCGTCGTAAAGCGAGCGCACAATCGAGTGCATCTCTTCGTCACGAACCGCAACTTCAAGTTCGTCTGCTTGCTGAATTGCTTCGCTCTCGTAGGTGCGATCAGGCGCATCAGCAATCACATAGATGAATCGCGCCAAGAATCCTGAGCGGAAATACTCGGTGGTCAAAACATCTGCGGTCTTGCTAGTGATGCCCATCAAATACATAATGAAGTTAGTCTCAGCGCGCTCAGACTGCATGCCCTTGCCGGGAGTGCCACCGCCAGTGGAGCGCACGATGACAGGAACATGTCCGTCATACAATTCGGTGAAACGCTCTGCGGCGGTAGCCATGTAAGTCTTGTTGATGAAGTCCTTGAACATACCCTGCACTTCGTCGCGGTGAAATAGTGAAGTCTGCTTGTCGCGGTTAGATAGCAACTTGACCAGACCTTCTGCGGTAACATCCGAACCGACATCGATCTGATAGCCAGCAAACTTCTCATACTCGCGAACCATGCGAAGCATGAGTTGGCGCGATGTTGACTTACGGCTACGAGTGGTCTCACCCAGAATCATGAACCATAGGTTCAAGCCCATCTTGCCGTATTTCGGAATCGCATAGCCGGTGTCGGAGAACGCAGAAGATAGCACAGTAAACGCGCTTGCGATCTGGTAGGCGTCAGCGGCATCGGTCTTACGCTTTGCCCACTCGACATACTTGTCGATAAATGTGCGATTGCTCGCGACAACCATGCGCTCTTCATCTGTAAGAAAATTGACTGGCTTCTCTACTTCGCGCTTTGCAGGCTCGGTTTCAACATAGGCGTTCGATCCGTCAATCAAATATACTTGCGCTGCTCGCTGCACATCGCGCCACAAGTCTCCGTCAGCATCCGCGCGCTTTGGGCGGTCTGGGCGGTGATACTTGTTGCACTTTGCATAGCGAACTACGCTAAAAACTTCTTCGGCGCTTAGGCCATTTCGGAACAGTTCGAGTTCTAGTTTCCACAGTCGCTTCGACATGTCTGCGCCAGCCGGTGGTTCATCCATGTATAGCGACATGATCTCAGGGTTGCTAGGAATCTTTGACAGAATCTCAGTCATGTTCGCAGGCTGTGGCATTGGCGCGAGACTTGGATCAAGCACAGAATCGACCTTGATAGCGCCGTAGGCGGCTTCTAGCGACTCTAGGCTGTAGATCTCGCCAGATGATGTGCCTACAACTTCATAGGTGGCTTCATACTTCTTGTTGCTGGTCGTGGGCACACGGAGTAGTTTGGTCGGATTCCAGCCTGATAGGTCGCATCCGTCATCCTTGTGCGCGTAAGCAACCTTCTTAGATAGCAGGGCAATCTGCGCAGGGTCGTGCGATTGTGGCAGAATCCAGTAGCAGTGCCAGCGGTTAGGGGAAGTCTCGACCGAGATGCTCGGCTGTAGCAAGAACTTCTCTGGCGGGCATGCGTCAGCATCCGCGTAGACTACCGCGACAGACTTCGCGTTCTCGCGGATTCGGCGCTCTTCGTAAAACAAGATCGGTGAGAAGTAAACATCTTCACTCTTGAAGCGGTTTGCGTATTCCACCATCTCGTCAAGTTCATCAGGGTAACTGAAAAACTTTTGAACGGTCGGGTTGTTTCGGGCATCCTTGGTGACAATGGTGGCGTATCCAGCACCATCACCGAAGATCGTCTCGAAAAAATCTCTAATTTCCATTTGCTCTATTCTCCTTTTCAAAGCGTCTCCCATTCAGGAATTGAACCTGAAGACACTTGAAAGGAGAGAAACTTAGTGCCATCCAATTGGGAGTTATGCGCGTTTTATAGTAGACGCGCCCCTACTCGCCCATTCGTGCCTAGAAAGTCTGGTCGAATGGTGATTTTGAGTCTACCGCAGTAGCACCCATGCTGGCGAGCAGATCTGCCGCGCCCGATGCCACAGGCTTCTCGTAGCCTGAAACATTGTTGTCGGCAGGGTAGTCACCCTGTGCTTCGCGAATAGTAACGCGAGCCGTTACGCCCTTGCCTAGCAAGTCTGCGATCTCAGGCACAGTGAACTTGCCAGCCTGAATGTCGTAGCCTAGTGCTTCGAAGAACGACTGAGTTTTCCAGAAGTCTCCAGCAACATAAAGCGGGATAAGGGTGAATAGACGGCGGTTCTCGAACTGACCGCTAGCAACCTTCAACTGAATCTTCCAGCGTGGCTTGCCCGCGTTCTCGCCAGACTTCACGGTGTCGGCTTGAATGTCGAAAATGGTCACATCATACTTGCCCTTTGGTAGCGGGTCGTATGAGTTGGTGCTAGCAGATGCGCTAGATAGCGCACTGCTTGGAATGTCGAATGAAATTGACATGATTTACTTTTCTCCTAGTTTCTTGATTGTATCGAGTATCTTCTTCATGCTCGGCTCGTAAATAACCGGTGGCAAGTTGAAGCGGTTTTTGGTAACGAGTCGGTCAGATGATTCTACAATCAATGCTCGGCGGATACCATTTTCTGACTTCTCGGTTGTCATGTAACCGATGATGTCGGGGATTCCCGGAAGATCCTTCTTAGACCCACCGGGAAGGTTAGGCACAGTCTTCACTGCGCCAGTTGACTCGTCTTTTTGATCTTCTGCGTGAGTCAGAATAATCGAGACGAATGGTGCGGCGTGAAATGCGCGAACAAAGTCGTTCACCCAAATCTTTAGGTCTCCCCATTTGCCGAACTTGTTGTTCTTGTTCTCTGGCTTTTCGCCAAAGAACTTCTCGGCACGATCCATTGCAACTCCAAGAGTGTCGATGATGACAGTCTTGTAGTTGTGCTTGACGTTCAGCAAGTCTTGAATGACCGCATCGAACTGCTCGTGGTTGTTGACATTGATTACATCAACATCCTTCCAGTCGCGAGCAACGGCTGATGCGCCACCTTCGACATCGATAAGAAGGACCGGAGACATTTCTGCAATCTCCGATGCTGATGCTGCGAGCCACGACTTACCGCGACCTGCATCGCCATAGATCAAAATCGTCTTAGGCGTATTCAAGGCTTCCGCCTTGTGAATCAACTTAGCGAAACTAAGTTGTGGAAGTGATGGCGTATCTGCCATGATCTTCTCCTTTTCCTTTGGTTGTGATACTAACACAGTTTATTTGTTACGGAAGATATTGTCAAGTTCAACCAACAATTTTATTACTCGAATAATTGCATGAGCAATAAAACTGAGGCCAACAATGGCGAATATCCATCTTAGTGCAAGCGTAGTCATTTCTGCCTGCCCTGTCAAGAGCAACACGCCGATAAGAACTCGAACGATTGTCACGCCTGCGATGACTGCGAAGAACGCGGCTTTGTTGCTGATCATGCTGGCTCCGCGATTCTGCACTTGAAGCAATCTAGATCCTTGTCGAACTGCTCGGGATCTGAGTTTGCCTGCAACGCTGTCCAAATACTCTCAAGCCTTAGCCATGCGGCTTCAGCGTGTGATTCATCATACTCGAAGGTGTGTGACCAGATGTCATTCTCGGTCGTGCCATCGCGGTTGATAAATACTAGAGAACAGGCATCAATCTTAGTGCCTGCTTTATTCAGACCCCAAGCATAAATCTGCGCTTGGGTGTAATACTTCTTGAGACTGTAAGTAACAGAAGCATCGCTTGATTCACCGAACAGAACCTTCTGCATCTTGCGAGTCTTGTCGCGCGATGAAGTCTTCCAGTCCACTAGATGCCCATCTTCAACAAGCACAAGGTCTGGCTTGCTGTTGATGGTTCCGTAGCCCTCGAGTTCTCCAAGGTAAATCTTTTCTTCGACTATTGCGCTCTTTAGTTCAGGCAACAGTTCTAGATCTGCTTTGGTCATTGCATCTTCAAGAAACGAATGAACGGCAGTTCCAATTTTGCCACCAAGCCAATACTTCATCGGCTCTTCTGGCTCACCTAGAAGTTTCTTTGCTAGGTGATAGGCACAAGGGTCACTAAAGTCCGATGCGCCAATCTTCTTTTGCTTGTCGCGCTCGCTCTCCTGCTTGAACAGGGATACCGCGATGTCGCGCACTCTTTGATTAGTTATCATTTTTCTCCTTCAGATAAACTAACTTACCAACAACCCCTGACATTTCAAGAGCCTTCACGTTTTCTTCGCCATAGGCGATTAGCACACTTGGTGATCCCGCTGTGCCACCCTGAGTGCCGTCGGGCAAGTGAAAACGAACCCTACCCTTCAGAAACAAGATCGCATCCGCCTTATCCCAGACATACTTGAAGAAAGCCTGAGTCTCGGTTCGGGCGAAGATAAAAACAATTCCGTTTCCGTGATTGACCATCTTCTCCAAGAATGGAGCCATTCCCGGACCATACGGCGGATTGCACCAAACTCGGCCGAACCAAGGACTTGCAATCCCATCGTCTTCGATTGTGTAGTGATGTTTTGCTGTATCCCACGGGCGATTGAGCGAAGCGCATGGATCGAGATCGAACTCGCCAAGCGACTTGAGAATCTGGGGGGGGTCAGCCACACATCTGTGCCAGCGACAGTTTTTTCGCCACCAATGTTTGCCATTTATTTCTCCTTTTCCTTTATTTTACTTGTCAGGCCACTTGTTGTCAAGCACCATCAGCGCGATTGCTGAGTAGTTCAGCAGGTCGATGAACGAGTCGCGCAGGCTCTCGTTCTCGGGTGTTGCGCCATTGTCAACCAAGTGGTTGATCCTAGCAGTCTTGTCGTGCATACGAACACGAAGTCCGTTGATAGCACCGCCGGGTGCACGACTGATGTTTGTCGGTCCATAGTCGCGGTGCTTCTTTAGTAAGAGCACTTCGGCTTCGCTAAAAATCTCTGATAGATCATCTTCAAATTTACTCAAAACAGTTTTCCTTCTTTTGCATCGTTCTCAGCACCGAAATTGATGCCACCCCACACTCCGTGGGTTACTTCATTTGCCACCGCAAAGTCATAGCATAACTTGAGCAACGGACAATCCGCGCACAACTGCTCACACTGATCTTGGCTAAGTTTTTGTGGCACACCGCGACCTTCTTCGTCTTCGAAGCCATAGCCATCATAGTCGGTGTAATAGTATGGATTATCCCTACACGGATAGAATGGGTTTTCTTCCATTCCTTCGCCAAGTTTTATCCAAGCGTTGATTGCTTTTTTCTTGATGCCAAAATAATTCGGCTCAGAATTTTCTACAGTCCTGCCAGCCAATTACTTTTCTTCCAAGTTCTCTAAATATTCAAGGTGGTCTTTGTCTTCTGCGTATCTACCCACTTTGATTAGAGAGCCTAGGAATCCAATTGTAAGAACTATCGGTAGAAGCACGATCGTTAGAACTATTTCGAGTGCATTCATTTTTCACCGCGCAAGATTGCCGCAAGTTCGTCTAGCATTTCGCTATCCCACTTAGTGCCCTTGTTGTAAAAGTTGATCATCTCAAGCGCCTTCTCAACAATTTCCGCATTGCGCATGTTAGCCAAGTGTTCCGCATACTCGGCCGGCGAGTAAGTCGGTGGGTCAAGTTTGCGAGAGTTCACCCACTCAATGTAGTTTTCTAGAAACTGAATCTCTTTGTCGCTCATTTGTTCTGTCCTTTGATCGCAGCGATTAGATAGTCAAGAAGTAATGCGTGTTGCTCCTGCCAAGTTTTAGATTCGGTTTCCAGTAGCCTAACAATCTCCAACTCACGCTCTTGCCTACCAAACTCATAGGCGAACTCGGAGTTCTTCATATTCTCGGCAAGGTCGCTCTTGAAGTCGCTCACTTGTTCTCTCCCTTGATACGAGCAATAGCCTTGTTTAGCGGTCTGCAACGCTCGCAGGTAGCGTCATGGTCTCCCGGCCAATCGTGCTTGATGGCTGCCCAATGCGCGCAGTCATCTTTTTCAAGTTCCAAGATAGCGATAATGCGCGACTGCTCGCTGATCTTACCGCTGTCGAACCAGATCGATTCAGCAGTCGGGAACATTTCCGCGACCTTCTTTTCTAGTTCTTTATTCATCTGTCTCTCCGTTCACGAGTGCTTGCACATCTCGCTTGTCTAGTGTTATCGCTTGGGTGTTACCATCCCACCGAAATGGCAGGTTGGCGATCACTTTGGCAATTCTGTCGCGCTCGGTTCTTTGGACTGACTCCTTGAATTCAAGCAATTCGCCCGCTGTCTCTGGCAGTTTATTCTTCATTCATTCTTCTCTTGATCTGCTTGACGAAAATTCTTGTTGGTCCAAAGATACTAAGTTTTTTCAAAAAGCGCAACCTTTTTACCAAAAGTTGTTTCTCTTCATACTTTGCCCCAAAGTTATATTTAGGCTTTTTCATTCTGCTCCTTCTTGAGTATGGCGATGGCTTGTGGCACATCTTTGAGTAATCTTAGAGTGGCTTTGCGCTCATTTTCTGCACCGACACGCACTCCTTCGTAAAAAATCTCGCGCTGTCCTTCGGTCATCATTTCAATGTCTGCTGCCGTCAATCTAAATTTCCCTGTCATTCGTTGCTTCTTTTCTTAGTGTGTTGTTCATTGCGAGTTGATCTGTAATTAGTTT